GAAATCGGCGTGGCTACCTTTGCCGTCTTCATAGACCTTGTTGCAGGCGGCATTGAATTGCTGCTCAGCGGCAATTTGCTTCGCCCGTTCGGTGGCCAGCCGATCGATTTCGGCCTGTGTCGGGGCTCGAGTTTGACCATCGGCGGGCGGTTGCTGCCCGTTGCTGGCCTGAGTTTGACGAAAAAGGGCTAATTCTTGCTCAGCCGCATCGGCACGACGTTTTTGATCCCATTTTTCACGAACCAATTCGTCGATACGCGTCTGGAACCACGGCGTGCGCTTGGGCTGCGGCTGTTCGCCCTCGGTTTCACTCGATTGGGCATTCTCTGCCTCTTGCTCCTTGCCCGTCTCAGGAGTGGTAGGCTCAGCGGGCGTCGCAGTGGTCGCACCACTCGCAGCCGCATTTTCCGCGGCTGGAAGTTCAGTCGTATCAGACATTAGTCGCCTTTGTGGAGATTTTGCCCCGGCTTGACCCGGCCGGGTTCGGGCAGCTTCCCGCGCTACTGCGCGGGTTGCGTCTCTTGATCCTGATCCTGATCCGGTGGGGGCTGCGGCTGCCGGGCCTGGTCCGCAGCCGCGTGCATCGCCATTACCGGGACTATCGGCGTTCCGAGCGCTTGTGACACCAATTCACGCACAATCGGTCGTAGCGCTTCAGGATCGATATTGCCGACTGCAGCCATGCGCCGAGTTTCCGCATCATACACCTCTAGCTGGCTCTTATCGTTCTTCTGCTTAAGCTCGATCTGCGCCTTGGTGAGCTGATCGGCCAAGTTGCTGGCCAGCTTTTGCAAGTTGGCGATCTGCTGCTGCGACTGCGCCTGCATCTGCTGCATCTGCGGAGAAGGTCCGCCAAGCGCCTGCGGGGGCAGCATGTTGTGCAGCCGCTCGCTGATTTCGTCCGCCATCGGGAAATCGGCGGCTTTGAACATCAGATCGCCAATGATCCCAACAAGCGCCGCGTTCTGCGAGGCTATTTGCATAAACGCATTGAACGCCTCTTGCCGGCGGGTAGCGTAAGCGGGCCCAATATCGGCCTCAACTTCATAGCGGCCCACTGCCGGGTTGAAGATGCGCTGCACCTGGCCGGTAATGGGATTTTGCTGCTGCGCCAATGGGACCGGCAGTTGCGGATTGAGCTGCACCTGCTGCTGCGATCCGTCCTCAGCCATGATGAGCAGGACGCGTTGCGTATCGTAAACCTTGGGGATCAGGTCAATCAGGATGCGCCCGGTGAAGCGAACCGCCGACGCCAAATGATCGATAAAATGGTAGGTGGCGTTATCGCCCTGCCGCTGCCGAGCGTTGATCGCCTTGCCCGATGTTTCGTTGCTCGGCTCGCCCATAATGGCCTGATACTGGCCCGAAACCAGCATCATTTCCTGCTGAGCCACCTGTAGGCCGCGTATGAAGGCATCCGGCATCGCTGGCGGGGCCACGCGCTGCGGCACGGGCAAGGGCTGCCCTTGGTCATTATAGGCCTTGTAGGGCAGCAGGGCGCGGGCGACGCGGTTGGACTCTTCCCAAGCCTGCTGGTGGCCCTCGATCGCCTCTGCCGCCGCGATGTAGGGGGCCTTGGTCTGCAGCGCGATATGCTCAGTTGCTGCGCTAGACCAGAAATTATACATCCGCTGCGGGTCCTTCAGCGCCCGCGTATGACCGCGGCGGTCCATCTCCTTGCCGATTTTGACTTCCTCACCGACCACCCGGACTAAGGGAATATACTTACCTGGCCAGATGCGCCGCTCGAGGATTTTGTGGCCAGCGATCAGATACCACTCGATCTCGTATTCGGTGATCTCGCGCGCGTCGTCGATCACATCATTCGGCATCATTTCGCGCACGTTCGGCGGGATCGTGCTGGCGCGCACCGCCTCGCCCGTATCCAGGTTCAGCAGCCGGTCTCGCTTCTCCACCTTCCTGTAGTATTCCGCCACACGGATGTGGTGCTCGTCATTCCAACCGCCATCATCGTTGAGTGGCACATCCCCAACGTCATCCCGGTAACGCGGGTATGTTTCGTCAAATTCATCGCGCGGCATATCGCGGAAAACAAAGCCAAACCGCGCATCACTGCCGTCATACTGCTGAATATCGGGATCAAGATACACCGTGAGCGGATCGCTAATCCGGCGAATGTAGATTTCCTGGTCAAACGTATCATCCGACACGTAATCGGTAAGGACGCGCCAGTAGCCAATGCCGCCCATGACTTGGTGCCAGGTGGCCGTGTCGTAAGCCTGCTGGGCATTGGAGATATATTCGATGTGGCGGATCACGCCCTCGAATATCTTGGCCGCGTCATAGGACGCCTGCTCGCCGATCGGCCGCACTTCGATCCCGGGCTTGTTCTGGCGCGCATCGTTAATGATCTGCAGGCAGTGCTGCCGGGTTTTGTTGATCGTGAGGCAAGGGCGCTGCTCTTTCTTACGGCCCTCGCGGATGCTTTCTGGCCACTGGTAGCCGTTATCGCTATCAGCGTTGGCAAAGCGCACGTCATCTTCATAGAGATCGCGCGCCGAGCTCTCGTATTCCTTCACCCGCTTGAAGCGCTTGCGCGCTTCCTCGAGTATCTTTTCGTCTTTGGTGGCCATCAACCAATCCTGGCACGCGCTTCATCAAGCGCGGTTTCATGTTCAGGATTTGGCGTCTGATCCCGCATCACCGCCCATTCGTGCCGACACGCATCAACGCTGTGCCAGAATGGATCGCTGCCGCCATCCCTTATCGCGCGACCATACTCAAGCATGGTCGCGGTGCCACGCCACCCCATAAGCGTTCGCGTCTTAAGACGCACCCTTGTCCCAGGCGGAAGAAAAGGATCAGCCATCAGCCCATCCACGCTTCTGCGATATGCGGCGCGGGCTTGAATACCGGCTTGAGCTTCACCGTGCCGGGCTTCACCTCACGCAACGCCACCGCTAAGTAGCGAAAAGCATCCGCGGCATGACTATTCTCGTCGTGCAATGGGTTGCGGCTATACTGCCCGGTCTGGGCGTCAATGTCATATCGATAGTGACGCAACGCCTGCAAGCCATCGGCGCACCGCTCACTGTCAAAGAAACAATTAGGAAACAATGTGCGAGCAGCATTGATACCGTCCGTGATCGCCAAATTCGGCACGATCTGCACCTTGCGCCCAGCGGCAACCATCATGTCCCTGATCGATCGGCCACCGCTGCCCAACTGCCCTTTAGCGCCGTCATGCGGCAGGTAATCGGTGCCATAGACATAGCCCTTGCCCTGCAGCACCCGCAGATAGTGCTCCACCGTCCGATGGCGATCCTGGTGGAAATCTATGATGCGATACTCAAAGCCAACGATCTGGGCCAACCAGATGCTGGTAAGATCACTCCAGCCCAAATCCCAAAAAGTATGAACAGGCTTGCTGTGATCGTAAGGCACACGTCCGATACGGTCCTCTTCCACCGCTGCACGCAGCTCTCGGGCATAAATGGCGCCGTCCAGAACATGGCGGGTGTTCCCTTCCCAGATGCAAAGCCAGGCGTCCCGATCGGTGGCGCGTAGGTGTTCCATCTCGGCCTGCAATGGGGCCGGAAACCACGGATTGTCGCGCCAAGTAATCTTTTGAATGAGGGCGCCCGGAGGCGGATTGACCACGAACCGCTTCCAGGTCTCATCGCTATCGAGCTCGGGGTTGAACGTGATCCAGATTTCGCTGCCTTCCTTGCGGATCGTCGGCAGCAGGGTTTCCCAACTCGATTTGGATACGTTCTGGGCTTCCTCGACCCAGCACACATCCACGCCTTCGTATGACTTGATCGAGCCGACATTGTGCCGAATACCGGCAAACGAAAATTCGGTCCCGTTGATGCCGCGGATCGAGGCGCGCTGCACCTCATAGAAGTTTTGCAGCCCGAGCACCTGCACCTGATCGGAGAGCAGCTTATGCACACTGTCGGCGATCGAGGATTGGAGCTCGCGGGCACAGAGCACGCGCAAGGGGCGCTGGGCGCCGATGATCAGCAGCGCCCGGGCAACGGACCAAGATTTTGCCCCGCCGCGCCCGCCATACAAAACTTTGTAGCGGGCAGGCCGGAACAGCAGGCCAAGCTTTTCAGGGAATTCAGCCTCGATTGCGGCCAACTATTTCTCTTGCATCATACGACGATTTGTCGTATATACTTGGCTCATACGAACCAAGCCAAAACGGCTCCTACACACAGGAGCATTCCAATGGACATTTCCGACATCTTCTATCTCGCCGTCGACGGCTTCAACTCGCTGAGCTTTGTGCAGGTGTTCCTGCTCTCTGGCGCCACCGGCTACCTGCTGGGCGATAGCCTATATCGGCTGATCGTGCGGCCCCGGCTGTTCGCAGCTCGCTCATGAGCGAAACCACAATCACCGATCTTGAAATCCGGGAAAAATTAGCCCGGATCGATCAGCTAAACGCCGATGCAGCCAGGCGCAGACAAGAATTTGAGCTTGGCTACCGCATGTTCTGGGTCAGCGCGGTAACGGCAGCCGCTGCCCTACTTGGTGGCGGGGCCGCGCTCGGCGCCTTCATTGCCAAGCTGTTCCACTAAACCCACCCAGCCAAAACGGCCCCTGCACATCGGAGCTTCTTATGACCATTCGCGCCGCGCTCATCATCGCAGCAACGCTCATTTCAGTCTCAACCAGCCTTAAAGCTGAAGCCACCACAGTTTGCCCCGATGGCTCATACGCCAAAGGCACACAATGCCAAATAGCACCGGACGGATCGTATGTTTCCGCAGATGGAGGGCCGGCAAGAATAGCCCCAGACGGGAAATATGTTGGAGGCGAAGGGGCAATCACAGTTTGTCCGGATGGCTCTTATAGCGCCGGGCAATGCAAAATGATGCCAGACGGAACCTATCGGTGAACTCAGATGAATTCCGAGCCGCCCTCGCGCGGCTCGATCTCACCCAGGTTGACTTAGCCCGGCTACTGCAGGAACACGGCGATCCCGCGCAGCTCCCCTCGATCATTCGTCGGGTGCAGCGCTGGGCAAGCGGGGAGTATCGCGTTCCAGGCGAGGCGATTGCGCTTCTGAACCTATTGCGGGCGAGCCGACGAAAGTCACGGTAATACCCGAAACCGCCAGCGGGGCGCCATCCTCACCGGCTATCGGCTGCGCTGGCTTGCCCCAACCACGATCAAGCAATGCTTGCGCAGCCGGAACGCGCTCGCCTTTGCATTTCAGGGCAGCTACGAGCGCCTCGATTGCTTCCGCCGTGTGCTGGCGAGCAAGCTCCTTAACGTGACGCGAAACCTTAGAAACACCGCCAGGATTGCCTGATTGCCCCGGCTTGAAGCTGGTTGAAGTCGCGCGCTTAGGCATATCGCCTCAGAACGCCTCAACTCAGGCGTTAACAGCCCTTCTTGGCGGGCAACTTGGACGTTCCGCGCTTCTTGTCTGCATTCGCATAATCCTTGGCCACATTCACCGGCACACCAACCTTCTTAGCAAACTGCGGATTGTTGGCAGCCCCGCGCATCATGTTGGCCTGGGCCTTTGATTTCGATGGCACCAGCTTCCCTTACATCAAGAAAGAACTGCAAGAATTTAGCCAACGCCCGGATGCTTTCCACTGGCAACACCGCGATAACCTCATCACCTGGATCATAATTACCACCAGGTCGGACGAACCAAAGCTCGGCCCTAAGCTTGAGACCGCGAGCATCATCTGGGTTCCAGTAAACCGTCAGATCGACGTGGCGCTCACCGCGATCACGATCATCACCATCGTCCAGACGAGCAAACTGAATCTCAAATTGCACATCCGGGGCGGCCATTACCTTTACGGAGCAGGAACGCCAGTCGTATCCGGCCCCTGAGCCGAACCAGTCGCACCCGTTGCACCACCAGTCGCCCCTGTTGCACCAGTTGCTGGCGCGGACTGCGGTGCTGGCGCGCTCTGTGCTGGCGTATTGGCCGCAACAGCCCTGGCAAGGTCCGCATCTTGCGATGCCAGATCATCCGCGAGCGATTGCAACGCACCAGGATCAGACTGTGCAGCCTTCACCCGATCCGCAATCCCATTAATCAGCAGAATAGCTGATTGGATCACATCATGGTTGCTCTGCACCTGGGCGCGCAAATTCTCAAGCTCAGTTGCCATTCCCCTCACCATTTCCATAACTGCATCGACACGCCTCGACAGAAGACGCCAAGAAGCAAACACATCAGCCAATCCCAAGCGGACCCTTGGCCCAATCTGGGAACACAATGCCAGGCAGTGATGACAGGAACGTATAGCCCTGCGGCGCACTGCTCGGCACGTTGACTAGCGAACCATTCCCCGTATTCTGAACGTTCGCACCCTGGAACCAGTCAAACGTGCAGCCATCGCACGTCAGAACCGAGCCGGGCGGATGCATATCCATGTTTGTATTATAACGCCCGATATAGAGTTTCGCATTCTTGATCGAAACGGCCTGCACACCGCCATTGGTGTTCTCTTCTGCATACGCAAAGGCGTTCTGGCTGATCGCGTTCGGTCTATTCGCATAAACGCCACCAGTCACCGTGAGCTTGCCACCCTCACAAGCATCGATCCAGCGCCCAGCATTGCTCACATTGTAGCCACCACCGACATTGGTGATCGTGCAGCGCGACTTGATGTTATTGCCCCAGGCGTTGCCGAGAAAAATGCAATCAGAGACGGTTAGCGCTCCGCCCGGCCCACAATAAATGTCGTGCGTCTGCCCCGATTGATCTGCGCCATTAGACGCCTTTGCTCCGAAAATGCACGCGACAACCGATATATCGACACCATCAGCGCTATGAGAAGCAATGCCGTTATTATTCCCATCGAAAAAACACCGCGTTATCGAGAACGAGCCGGCAGGCGTTCCCATTTCAATATAAATTCCGGCCTGGTTCTCATACTCGGCATTGAACGGCAAGCCCCCAGCATTTTTGAACCACACACCATCCACTGTTCCCAGGCATAAGCAGTGCATGAATGCCTTGCCCCAGGCAAGCCGGTTATTCGCGGTGAAACCACCCTTGCCATCGAAAACCACCGTGCCGGGCGTTTGTGCCTTTATCGTGAAGCCGTCTAGTTTTTCGATATGGAACCACTTGGTATAGACACCAGGCAGCACCGTCATCGTAAACCCAGCCGCAAGCTGGCCGGAATTGACCGCATCCGCCGGCTCAGTGAATTGCTGCCCCGGGCCAACCATGAGCGTTTTGATCGTGCCCGCTGGTGTTGGGCTTGGCGAGGGCGAAGGCGCCGGTGTTGGGCTTGGCGAGGGCGAAGGCGAGGGCGAACCTGCCTGCGCCTTGATGGCCGCCGTCAGGCCATTAATCGCTCCAATCAGATCGCTAAAATCAAGCGTGATCGACGCCAACCACCTGCTCCCTATCCAGCTCCACCGGCACCGCTCGACCGGCCAGCACGCTCAGCAACAGCCGCACGCGCCGCTTGGTTGACCACACAGCCACCCCCTCGCGCTCGGCCAGCGGCCCATCGATCACCCGCACCCGCTGCCCAGTCATGAGCTGGGGCAAGTCAGCATGCTCATCGAGCACGCCATCCGGCCCAACACGCTCCATCAGCGCCTCGATCACCCCATCCGGCACCTGCGCCGGCTCGTAAGCCGCGCTCCGCAACAGAGACTTCACGCCACGGGTAAACCAGATCGATCCCCATTGCGCCGTGTCTGGGTCGAATGAAACGAAAACATAACGGGGAAACAGCGGAGCGATCCGAATGTGCCGATGCGGGCGCCGCTCGCGCAACAGCGGCAGAAACGCAACAAACCCCTGGGCGCGGAGATTGTCACATGCGAGCTGCTCAGCCTGAGGATGCGTGTAAACCACGTGCCACGGCGCCCCACGGCTACCGCAGGAAATGACGCAACCGCAATCGCTAGTCGCGCCATCCCGTTCCGCTACCGAGCAACGCCCACCGCCCCAGCACACCTGGCGCCAAGAGGAAGCATCCAGGCCATAGCCACCCGCGAGAGATGCAGTCAACGTTCGCTTAACCACTTTTCCGTGAGAATGACTTCAACCACGCACCCGGCCGCATGGTTCAAACGGTCTCGGCAGGCCGCAGCCGGGGAGTGGCCGCCTTGTGGCGGGCGAGCTGATACAGGCTATCGCCATACATCAGCGGCCTGCCATCGATGCCAAACGCCTCCCATCCGCCATCAGGCGCCCCAGCCGCGATCAACTGCCGCGCCAGCGCCAACGCGGTCCCGCCCCCGGTGCTGCGAGCGGCCACGGAAAACGTCCGGCCATCCCACTGCGCCATTGAAACATCGAAACCATCATTTTGCGTCATGGTGATCCGGTAGGGGCGCAGCTCTGCCACTTCGCTCATCTGCGGGTGCCCCGTAGCCCGATATCCAGCAGCGCCGGGGCGAAAATCGCCTCGAGAGACTTCCGATGAGTTTCCGGCCCAGTTTCCGGCCCAGTTTCCGGCCCGTTATCGGCCTTATCGGCCTTATCGGCCTTTCCAGTTTCGCAACCACCCCGCAGGTAATCGGCCAGGGTTCGCTGCTCAGCCTCTTGCCGCAACCGCTGCTGCCGGGCGCGCGGATTAACCCCCCACTCGGGATCCCCGAAATCACCCGGCTCATGGGCGCACCCCGGGCAATCATCCCGGGCCGCTGCGGCGCCGGCATACCAGGCCGCCATCAACGCCTGGGCGATCCAGCAATCCCGCGGCTCGTTCAGCATGCACGCAGCCCGCGCAATACGCCCCCAATCGAGCCGCCATCCTTGCGGCGCGAGCTCAGCCACCACCTTGCCGTGCAATTCAATCTTCAACGCCCTCATCTCCCGCGACATTCTGCAACACCCCCTCAGTTAGCCCGTAAAACGCGTCTGTAGCCGGTCTGTCCTCCGCCCAGCTCTCCGCATACCCCCCAGGCAGCACCCTCTCAGGCGCCACTGTAGACCCGGGAAATGCGAGTAATATTTGGGTTTCGATATCTTCGGCGCGGGCGATCAATCTGGCCGCCGTGCCCAAATCCATCACCTTGGCCGCCCGGCCTGCCTGCTGCTGCGCCACGTGATGGGCTTCCGCCGGGCTGCGGACCAGAACGAGAACCGAACCGTCCGGCAGCCGGGCTTCCCAAGTCTCGGGCCGGATGGGTTGCTGGCCGAGCCGCTCGGCTTCCTGGTCAAGCGCGGCATAGGCGCGCTTCATCAGCTCAGCCCGGTTACGCACCTGCTCCGGATCGTAGGTGGCGATCGCGGCCCGCCACAGCTTGCACGCCTGCCGGAACCGCAGCCGGAGCTCGGGGCCGACCAGCAACGGCAGCCGGCCTACCCCCCACTTCTGCTCAGCCCGGCCCGCCAGCATGTCGATATCGGCTACGAGACTTACGATCCGGTCTACGTCTTCGGAAGTAGCCTTGTGCGCGGGCAAAGCCTGGGGAGGTGGCTTGGTCACCACCTTGGCTGGCCTGCGAGCCATCACTTGCCCACCCGCGCATTGAGCGCCTTGATCTGGTGCAGCAGCAGCTTGCGCCACCGCTCCACCTCCCGCACCCGCGCCTTAGCCGGCCCCTGCGCGTGACTGGCCACCGTGCGCGCGTCGTAAAGCGCCAGCACATCCGCCGTGTCGATCAGCTCGCCATGATTGGCGCGGCGGTCTAGCGCATCGACAAGCTTATCATGGGCCCGCCGGAAATCCTGCAGGAGCGGCTGCCAGCCGGCCGTGGCGGCAGCCAGCTCCTGATCCGCCACCCCCAGTTCGGCATATAGCTGCCGGAGCTTGGCTTGGGGGCCGGCGAGGGGGTGACCCGGGGTATTGGCGAACCCCCCACTCCTTTTCCCCCCCGATAAAGGAGAAGGGGGGGCGTTAGACACCCCTTCTTCTTTATCTTTAGGGGGGGGAAAAGGGGGGGTGGTTCGCATACACCCGGTCCCACCCGATCGCCCACCCGGTCTCCCACCCGGTCTTAAATAAGAAGAACCGGGGGTATCCTGCCTCTTACTCACTGGCGCCATCCTCAGCCCCAGCCCGGCTGCGATCGCGCGCTTGGCGCATTTCATCAGCTTTGGCGCGATTAACCAGCACGCCACCTATCGACTTATGGTTGTGAGCCGGGCTGTTATAGGTGCACTTCTCAAGCACCCCATTGCGCAGCCAGGCGTTCACCCAGCTCGCCGCCTGCGCTGCAGTCACACCCCCCTTTTCGATGAACACCTGGCCAGCCCAGCGCTCCCCAGCCTGCCGGGCTGCCGAATACATTTCCCGGTCGGCCGGCCCGCGCTCGAGCTGATCGAGGATGCTGCACAAGGTCGGCCAGGTGATGCTGTCAAACGGGCTGGGAGGCACCCACCGCCGCACCGCTTGCACCTGGTCCCCGTTGGGGATCGCCACAGACACCAGCTCGAGCCACACCGCCTCTTCCGGCTGCGGCGCCAAGCTCAGCTTGGCGTTATCCAGCCGCACATAGCTACGGCGCCGCTGTGGCTCGATCCCGAACTGCTCCGCCTCTTCCGGGGACATAACCGACAGGCAACAAGCTGCCCGGGAAGCATCGATAAGCGCGGACGCGCCGCGGAACGCATCAGCACCCGTTCCCCCGCCCTTCCGGTGATGGTGCAGCAGCAGGATGGCGCAATCAGCCTGATCGGCCACCTGCGCCCAGGCGGCGGCCAACAGGTCCACTTGCTCATTCTTATTTTCCTCGATCCCCCGGTGCGTCCGCACAAACGGATCGACAATCAGCACCTTTACGCCACGGCGCCTGATCTCCTGCACCAGCGCATCAACCACGGGCGTGGCCACAACCGATCCATCCGGCCGGCGGCGAACGACAACCAGCGGCCGGTCCCGGCCGCTATCCACAAACAGCCGGCCGCGCAGGCTTTCTGGATCAATGCCGTAATCAACCAGCGCCGCTTGCACGCGGCGCAAGACTTCGTCCCGCGGATCCTCGAGCACATACAGCCAAACCGGGCCGCTCTGGTGAACCGGTTCTTCAAGCAGCGCCCGCCCGAGTGCCACGGCTAGAGCCAGGCCAATCGCGTATGAGGTTTTGCCCGTGCCCCCAGGCGCCCCAAGCACCGAGACGAATTTGCGGATCAAAAACCACGCATACACCCACTGCCGGGCGCGCAATTCGGCCAGCTCGGCCGGCTCGAATGGGGTGGCCGGAAATTCCGCCGGCGGCTCTTTCGGTTCTGGCTCCGGCTCTGCCGCTCCCGCCCCCGGCTGGTCCGATGCGGACGGCTCATCCCCCTCTTCCGCAGTGGCAGCGCCACCCGCAGTGGCCGCGCCACCCGCATCGCCCCCCTCTCGCGCGGAAGGCCTGCGAAAGAGGCCAAGGCTGGGGGCAAAGCTCGGATCGCCGCCCGGCAAGCTCCGGGCCAGCCACACCAGCTTGCCAAAGCCCACCCTGGTAGGCGGGGACCGGAAATAGTGCTGCCAGCGGGCTGCCGTGGCGCCCTGATCGTGCTTGCGGCTCTTGGCGGACCACTCCGTAAACAGCTCAAACCCAGCCGCATCGCCGCCCGTGCAGCGCCATAGCGCCATGCCCACGGTATTCCAGGCGTCCCAATCTAAATCTTCGTTGGGCAGCGCCGCGATGGTCTCGCGCAGCTTGCGCAAGCTTACTTCGGCATCCCCGCCCGGCAGCGGCGCGAAGTCCGGCTCGGCCACCCCCGGCAGCCCGGCCAGCAGATCGAGAGTTTCGTCCGAAATGTCCCGCACCTGGCTGTAGCCGGGGATCAAGTCGGCGGTGAACGTCACATAGAAATTGACCGGGCCAACGAATATCTCCACCTGCTTGCCGCTGGGCAGCCGGACCATGCGCTTCTGCCCGCGGATCGGGTGCGACTGGTTATTCAAGCCGATGATGCGGAAGCCCCGGTGCGAGGGCGTGACATAAGCGTAACTATTGAAGCGCCCGAGCTCGCGCTTCACTTCGGGATCGAGCTCGCCCGAAACCGGGTTTCGGCAATCATCGAAATCGAGCGCAATGATCCCGGCCGTGACAGCAAAACCGATCCCGGCCACCTCATCGAAAGCCTGCAATTCGTGCAGCACCATATCCAAGGTGCGCCATGAACCCGGGTCATTCGTAGTGGCCCGCCAGGGCACCTTGTCTAGCTTCCCGTTCCCGCCCCTACGAACCGCAAACCACGGCAGCCACGCCTGGGCCGGCAACAGGGGCAGCAATGGCGCCGCCGCGGTTTTCAGATCCTGCACTGCCGCCCCGCGCATCCGCCGTTAAAAGGGCAATTGCTCCTGTGGCTCGATCTGGGTTTTGCCAGGGGGCGGAACGTGCCCCGCGGGGGCCGCAGGATGCGCGGGGGCAGGCTTCGCGGGCGCCAGGGGCACCGCCTTAGCCCCGCCAGGCGGGGGCACTGTGCGCGATCCTAGCGCCTCTGGGCGATCCACCCACTGCTCGATCACGAATTTTGGGGCATAATTGGTGCTCGTGCCCATTGTGCCCTTCGTCACCACAGCCGTGCTGCCCGTGAGCTTCACCACCGGCACCTTGCCAGTGGCCGCCTCTGGAGCAGCCTCGAAAATATCGTGCAGGGCGTCGATTGCCGACAGCACGCATTTTGCAGTGGCGCTGAATTCGCGCACCCCGCCCAGGTATTTTTGGCTGTAGATTTTTACCTTGCAGGCCAGCTTGTGATCATCGCTCGGCCGCTCCGGCTGCAGCTTCCCATACGGGGCGCCAACCCAATGCGGCCCTTGCGGGCTAAAAGCCAGCCAGCCTGCCTCGATCGAGCCGAAATCAAAGACAAAGCTGGGCTGCTCGTTGGTGATATCCACGCGCTCGGACGTCCACTGCCCGCCCTGCAAGGATCGCTCTACTTTGAACAATCGCCCGGCCCGCGCGTCGTAGATCGCCAGCGGCAGGAAATCGCCGCCACCCTGCCCATTGCCCAGGTTACCGAATATCGCCATTTCTTATCCTTCAATCAGGGCACCGGCCGTTTGCGCGTTATCGAGGCCGCCGGTTGTTTCCACCTCAAAGCACCTGCGGGCAAAGTCTGCTGGGTGCTGTGCTCGCTTTTTAAGATTGCAGACCCTGCATAGTATCTGCAGGTTTTGGACATCGTTCGTGCCACCGAGTTTTAGCGGCATGATGTGATCGACGTGGCGCTCCTTGCCTTCAAGTGACGCTTTGCAATAAACGCATCGGTTGCTTTGGGCCTGCAGCAAGCGGGTTATATCCTTGCTCGTGTATTTACCGCCCGCCTTGCGTAACACAGCTCTCCGGTTCGCTTTTGCCGCATTCCTGATTAGTCGGGCTTTATCTGGATTGCTTTTTCTCCAGAGTTTTGCCCGATCATTGAACAGCTGCGGGTTTTTCGCATATTGAGTGGCCGCTTTAACCCGTATTTCTTTTCTATTCTTGCTGCGATAGCGCCGCGTGGCCGCTCGCGTCCTGTTGGGGTTTTTGTTCGCCCATTCCTTAGCTTGAGCGATGCGCCTGGATGCGCTTTTCTTATATGTAACCTTCCTTGCCGCTGCGTGACAGACAAAACATGTGCCGTTCGGCAGCCATCTTCTCGCTATGTGTCCGCGCTTGCACGGCTTGCCGGTAAAGTAAGAGGGCAGCCCGAGGCGCATAGCCTCCGCACGACCAATAACCCGCTGCTCTTCTAATTCTTGTCCGCCCTGTCGCTTGGCTTCGTAATAAGCCGATAGCTTGTATCGTTGGCTTACTGCTTCCGCGTTTTTTGCGCGGTAGCGTTGCTGCCGTTTGCGGGCGCACTCTGTGCATTTGCCGCTTTTGTTGCGGGGGGCGTTGTGTCCATTCCTGCAAGTCATAATCCATACACCTGGATGCGGGTTGCTGTGGCGAATGGGTTCGACCACAACCAGTGATCCGGGTCAGGAACCAGCAGGGAAGCCAGCTCATGCGGATCACGGGAAAGCGATAGAAACCTTCCCAATCTTACAGCAATTTCCCGCAACTCCATAAATCGTTTCTCTACGTCATCTAGCGCATACACCGCTATGCGCTTTGGTGTGACGTAGCAAATCCTGCCTTCGTAATTTGTGTTATGAACATACGCAGCGAGCTGCCGAGCGTGGCTGCCATTAATCTGGGTGGGCAGCTTCCCGCTCGTCTTCAGTTCACCCTGAATGCCGTGCTGCGACCACCCAAAATCAATGAACCCGAGCAAAGGGATCGGCACGCCGGGCAGCTCCCGCACCACGCGCTCCTGCACCCGATCGGGCAGGCCATACTGGCGCAGCTCGAGTAGCGCATTTTCCACCATGCCAGGGACTTCCTCGCGGTGTTTCTGCTTGCGAGGATCACCCGAGAATGCTGCGAGCTCATCGAAGCGCAGCAGCGCCCCTCGCCGGCACGCATCGATCGGCACATCAGGATTGAGCAAGCCCAGAGTTACCCCTGTTTCAACCGCGGTTCCGCGATGCGCTGCGCACGAAACGGGCGCCTTGATCCCGAGCAGCCGCTCCATCACCCATAGCGCCGGCTGCATGGCCCAAGCATTCAGGCTGCTCGGGCTAAGGTGATCGATGCCGTGTGCTTCAAACGCGTTCACGCGGCCCCTCGCCCTTTGACGGCACCACCCGATATTGACTTTGCTTGACCCCTATTTGTGGATCACCGCGCCAATGGCCGCGCACCAATTCGACATGCCCATTTCGTATGCGCAGATGCTTACGGCAGAAGTGAAGGGCGCGGCTGCCGGTTAGGCGTGTTTCCTGCAAGCCTTCGCTGTGCCCGCGCTCTCGCGGAGCGGTCACTTCCAGAACGATTTCGGTCCAGGGGTTCATACGGAATTCGCGGCGCCGGCCCCTTGCCGCCGCAAGTTTGCGGCGCAACCCCGTATGCGGTTTGTGCTCGCGACGGCCGATGATCCGGGGCGTATTCACTAGCGCCAGGAACGCATAAAATATTTCCATTGACTTTAGGTGTTCTTCAGCATCGCTGTCGTCATCTGGGGGAAGCCCGGTTACGGCGCATCCATGACCCAGATCAGGATGCCCAATTAGTGGCAGCCAGAAGTTTATTGGAAGCGATGAAAATAATCTTGCGTTCTCGCGCAGCCCTTCAGTGGCCACAATCGTTCTGGCGAAACCGTCGGTCGTTTGTTCTAACAGCCATCCGGTTCGGATGGTCATGTCATTATGTTTCGTATAAATCTCTATCCAAGTTTTGGGTGCCGGCAAAAAAGCCAGGCGTTTATCAAGGTTTTCTGGGTTTTGAAGATTGAGCGCTAACTGGCCAGCCAAATCTATGACGGCGCTCATTTCAAAGCAGCAAATATCATCCATTCGCGGCAACAACCCGGCAGGGTCTTTGAATGACCGCTCTTTTTCTGGAAGCGTCAGCTCGCGAACAATGCGATGGGCCAGCGGTGTCACGCGTGCCCCACCTGCATGCCCGGCACGATTTCGTGCAGATCGCACCAGTGCTTTAGACAGGCACACGAAATCGTATCGAATACCGGGATTACCGCCTTGCCCTGCAGCTCTTGCGGCCAAGCATGTTCGGCAATGGCCACGCCGATCGCGACGGCCAGCAGCCAAAAGCCATCGCCATCAGGAGCCAGAGCATTCGCCTGCCGCAGCAATTGGCGCGCACGATCGACGCCCGGATCAAACTGGCTCATAGCATCGCTCCTTTGCGCGATAGGCGATGGCGCTGTGCTGCGCGCAGTAAGGCCGCCCGGGCTGTGCAGGCTCGCAGCAATAGCGAGTGTCCTGGGGCCGCCCGGGCTGGTAACAGATGAGCCACTGGCATTCGCGAACACGCGTCCTCCGGGCGCTGCGAGGCGCAGGAACGGGCTTCGGCATTTCTGGAACAAACAGGGTGGATGCGCTGCGCAGGTGCGGTGCCGTCCGTTTGCGCCCTGGCTTGCTGTCGGCTTTCTTTGGCCTAGGCCCCAGCGGGCTGGGCCGCTTGGGCAGCCCCAGCCTATGCACCAGCCCCAAAACGGCATTCTTGGTTTTGCCGACTTCGCGCCCGATCTCGGCCGCCGACATGCCGGTGGGCCACAGCTCCACGATGCGGCCGCGCACCTCTGCCGGGATGGGCGGGCGCGGATCCCTCACGCGGCCTTATCCCCGCGCAACGCGCGCAGCCCGTGCAGGGCGATCAAGCATGCTTCTGCCCGGCCATCGTCTCGAATGCGACGAAACTCATTGGCGAAATCTGGCCACAGTTGCATGGCGCGCACGCGCACCGAGCTTTTGTCCGCCGTCAGTCCGGCGGTGCGCTTCCAAACGGCGGGGCTTACGAAACTGATCGGCACACTCAGGGCGCTGAGCACGCCCTCGATCACGCCGGCCGAATAGCCAAAGGCAAAGGATGAGCTAACCCCCTGCCCAGGCCAGGCTGAAACACGCTCTATATAGACGTGTGCGGGTTTCCTCGAGGCGAGCAGCAACGCGAAGGCTTGCGCCGCAACGCGGGGCTTACCATTGCCGGTGTTTGGCGTGTCCCACACGCCAATGAGCTGCCCTTGCCAGTCCACTTCGGCGTAGGCGCCGGTAGCGCCCGGATCGATGCCCGCGACAACCCGTAGGGCGCTGCCTATTGCGGTTGAGGCGCAGAACTCAGCAGTCACTTTTTCGCCTTTTTCTTGGCCTTCTTTGCCGTGGCTGCGAACACCGGAGTAATGCAGGCGATTATTTCTCGCCCCTGCGCTCGCAGTTGTTCGCGACGACTTTCCGCTTCTTGCTTGGTCCGGTAGTCGGTGCGGCAGATATCGGGGAACGGCAGCCCGATGCCCGGCTGCCGGCCGGTGTAGTCCTGCCACCACACCCGCCACGCGATTGCGTGCTCAACGTTCGCGTGAGCCATGCCGCAGCCTCTTTCAACAAATAGGATTAACCACCCTACCGGGAGTGGCAAACAGGACCAGGAAACACCAGGGAAGGTTGGCTTGGCAACCGGTGGCGCTATCTACGGCTTACAAATTTGTAGGAAAAGCCCGCGGCGCGTTAAATCGATGTGAAAAGAACGCATCCTGGCGTATGCCCACACATATCGGTGCGTGCCAACTTATTACTTGATGAATACAATCTTATATGTTATGAGACGTGCACTTAATGCCAGACATTGGAGCGCGCAAATGAAACACCCTCTCGATTTTGAACCAGCCCACAACCCTATTTTTGAGGAGCTTGTCGAGTGCCACGCGCAGAACGTGGCCGATTACGCAGCCAAGATACTGAGCCAGGTTTATGAGATACTCGCCGACGCCCGCGCCAAGCTTGATGTGCTGCCGTCGCTGGGGTTGCCCGATGCCTGCACCTGGGCCAATGACCCCCGTTCCTATGCTAACCAGGTGCATGAGCTCGCCGTGGAAGTGTCGCAGACAAAGGCGATGATCGAGAGCCGCTGCCATGTGTCGGCGGTGCGCGATGAGCTTATGGGCGATATCCGCGAGGAGGAGGCCGCGTAATGGCCTCCAACGTGATCGTGGTATCCGGCAACGGGAGGGCGAAATCGCCCTCCAAGCTGAAGGCAGTAGCTCCGAAAGCTGCCGAGCCCAGCAAGCCCAAAGTGCTGGTGTATGGCAAGCCGGGAGCCGGAAAGACCTGGTGGGCGCTGGAATTTCCGAGCGTCTACTATATCGACACTGAGGGCGGCGCGAATTTAAGTCACTACACCGATAAGCTCGAAAAGGCCGGGGGCATGTATTTCGGTCCCGATCAAGGCAGCCTGTCCTTTGAAACCGTAATCGAGCAAATCCAGGCTCTAGCCACAGAGGAACACGGTTTTAGGACCGTGGTAATCGACTCGATTACGAAACTCTTTGCAATTGTGGTCGCCAGCGAAGCCGAGCGGCTAGGCGAAAAAGATGTATTCGGCGCATCCAAAAAGCCCGCAGTCGCCTACATGCGGCGGCTCGTTAGCTGGCTACAGCGCGTTGATCTCAATGTTATCCTGATCGCTCACGAAAAACCGATGTGGGGCATTGATAGATCAGGGCAGCGCACGGAAATCGGCGTGCAAGCCGATGTTTGGGATAAGCTTGATTATGAGTTGCATTTGTCATTAAATGTCATCAAGCAAGGCGAGAAGCGCATCGCCAAGGTGACAAAAAGCAGGCTGCTCGGCTTCCCTGACGGCAGCACCTTCCCTTGGATATATAGCGAATTCTCTAGCCGGTATGGTCGGGATGTAATCGAGAAGCCATCCGTGCAGCTGCAGCTTGCCACGCCAGAGCAGATTAGCGAAGTGAAGCGGCTGCTAGAAGTGGTCCGCTTAGCGGATGGCGCCGTCGAAAGATGGTTTACCGCCGCGAACGTAACGGATTGGGCTGAAATGGATGGGAACAAAATCCTGAAATGCATTGCAGCACTTAAGTCAAAAGTCCTTGCTTCACAGATACCAGCATAACAAAAGGACCAAGCCAAAATGGCGCTCTCCACCATCCTGCTAATCGTTCTGGTGCTGCTGCTCATCGGCGCCCTGCCCGCCTGGCCCTACAGCGCAGGCTGGGGCCCATATCCGGCCGGCGGGCTGGGGCTGGTGCTGCTAATAGTGATTATCCTGCTGGCGCTAGGGCGGATATGAACAAGGCGGAATTCGATCAAGCCATCACGCGGATCGCCCGTGAAACGGGCTATCCGATCGCGGCCGTGCAATCGATCCTAAACAAAGCCGGGCGGGCCGGGATCATATTCATCCCCCCCGGGCCGCCCAAATCGATCGGTGAGGCGGAGACGGCAGACGCCAATGATGCGGTGGAAATACGAATATAAGGCAATTTTGCTCGCCACAGCAGGCGGTGGGTGGTCAGTTAAATCGGCCAGCGCGCTTAATCAGCTTGCGGAAGAAGGCTGGCATCTCGTCACGGTCGATAATGGGATTGCATACCTCAAGCGCATCGTGTGGCGTAAGGCGGAGACGGCAGAATGAGCACCGTGCCCGGCCAGAAGTGCAGCACATGCTTTTATTGGGATGGTTACTGCACCTGGAACCGGCCAATCCCGTTTTGGATGCGGCGCACTCCCTATGACGAGCCAACGGCCGATACCGGAACCGATTGCGAGGCATGGATGCGGCGCGCTCAGTTTCAGAAGCCTTGGGCGGAGGACCCAAACCAGGATGAGCCATGAAATGGCGCGGCATTTGGCGGGGACGGCAGGTGACTGAGCGGCTATTTCACTTTGAGTGCCCGGTATGTGGTTTCGATGACAATGAAGCCGGAAGCCTCGCCAGCGAGAGCCAAATCTATTGCGGGTTATGTGCTGAGGATAATGGCAAGGACGTGCTGTTAAAGCGCCGTTTGGCGGAGACGGCAGAATGAATTCGGGGCAGGACCCCAAGAAGTAGGGACTTTGTGGGGAAATGACTGCGAAAATGGCCTCAAAACCACGATTTCCGCCCTATCCGAAGGAAATTAACGCCCGCCGAGCGGTTCGCAGGCAGGTTATCCGCGAGCTTTCGACCTACCCGGAAGCCGAGCGCACCGAGCTCGTGCGCCAGCTCGTTGCGGAGTGGGGCATTTCGCCCCGCACCGTGAAGGAATGGCGCCAAGAGGTGGGCATTTCCTGGGCCAAGCCGCCTGTATGGGGAAAGCAAGAGATCGAGCGCGCCCGGGCGGATATTGCCGCCGGCCGCTGCACCCGCGCGCAGGCCGCCAAACGCTATGGAATGAGCATTTGGGCGATCAATCACCACTGCAAGGATTTGCCCGTAGTCGGCAGGGTGAGGCCGGATCTGAAGGCCAAGGCGATCGAGCTGGTGCTCGATCGGGGCCACACGGCGGTTAGGGTGGCAAAGGCGATGGGGCACCAGGCCGAAACCGTGCAGCGGTGGGCGCGGGAAGCGCGAGCCAAGCGCGCCGCGGAAAAGGAGGCAGCAGACTAATGCCCATTACGGTTGCCGCCCTGCGGTTTAAGCAAGAGGACCGTGCCTTTCCGACCTGGCGCGCGCGGGCCGAATTCCCGAACGGCTACACTGTTTCGGTGATCACAGGCCCGGGCGACATTCCTAACTGGCGCCCCGGTGTATTCGAGGCCGCATTGATGAATGCGGACGGCATCGCGGAGATTACCCGTGGCGATGAAGCCACGATCGATCGGCTGCTAGAGGCCGCAGAAGCGCTGCCCGCTGGGCTTAGCACGGCCGATCTGAAGCGGCGAATGAACGATCTGGAGTAGCTCCCCCAGCATCAGCGATCGCGCATTCAAGCGAGCAATACACAGCCGGCCCGCGGTAAGGCTTCCCGCACCGATCGCAGCAGCGCTCCGGGTAGCGATCATCGCGATACGCAGCCCGCGCTACTTTCTTAGCTACTTCCCAATCCACTGCCCATTGCCCTATGTCAGCCCGCCGGGGGGGCGGAACACGGGAAGCGAACCTACGACAACCCCGCGGCGCCCCCCGGCTTCGATCAGGTCAGGGGGCTGACAGGGATACAGTCCCCGGCTGACCCAGGGAATATGCTGGTTTGCTAAACGCCCGCCTACAACCAAGAATGAGACTACTGATGTATGCGGTGGATCAGCGTGAGATACGTTCGCAGCAAAGTCATCATGGCTACGAAGTAAGCGGCGGCTGCGGCGAGCAGCCAGCCGAGCTTGATCCGATTTTTGCTCATCATGGATCAATTATTTGGGGCCGGCGGTTGGTCAGGTTACCGTCCGGTAACGCAGACCAGTGCATGTTGCACTGCACAAATCTAGTCTAGCGGTCTAGGATTATCATTGCGCCTGTGGATTGCCTCGATCAGATCACCCAGCGCTTTGAGTGATAGGGCGAAATGTTCCTGAATGCTGGGGCAAATCGGCTCGCGCTCAACCCACGCGCGAATAAGACAGTGCCGACATTCATGCGCTGCCTCAAGTAGGCGCTGCCGCGAGGCGACATGCAATGGTGTGTCATACATGCGTGGCACACCTTCCCCCAAGGCGACCCAGGCTGCCGGGCAGCCATGCCCATAGACCCGGCAGCCCGAGATGACACTACCGTAAGCTGCGAATGTGTCTAATCAAACAACCGTGGTGGGCAAGCCTGTGGGTAACCCTGTGGATTACGGGTAACCAGCTCGATTTGCACAACCAGTTCTACAGAAAGAGACGCTTGGGGATACAGGTGAAAGGACCGCCCCCGCCACGCGAGCTCTAGGGGGCGGCCCCAACACGTCTTGTCTCTCAAGAAGGATGGCCGCTCGGAGGAACGGCCGACGCGAGATTTAGTCCCGCGGCGCAACCGGGGCAAGGGGGGGGGCGGCGGTTAGCCCTGAAATGGGACAAGATCACCCGAATTGTTCCGTTTTATTTTCGATAAGCGCCATCGTTCATAGATTACACAAATACAGCCAGCCTGGATACTTGAGCTTAACAGCTAGATTGAAAACGGCTTGCCGTTCCCACTCGCTTAACGCGGGAAGGGCCAGATCGAGAGCATGATCTGTTGAATTGAGAAATCGCATCTGTTCGGGCGTTAGCTCTTGAGTGGCGGCGAACGAGAGAAAATTACGCACTGCCGCTGCCTCGGCCCTGCCGAGAAGTCGCCGCTTACTCGGCATTTTTAGCCGCTTCCGAAACGGAAGCCGGCGGTTTCTTTCCGGTCATATGGGTTAAGCGTTTTTTGAGGGCAGGATTATCCTTGAAGCCCACTAACGCCCTAGCTCGAAATCCGCAAAACCGCCTGTGTTCCTCATAAGTCTTCCAAACCTCCTGATCGTTTAAGATGTAGAGGTTTGCGGTTCCCATTTTCGCAACGACAATTGCGCCATTGTCCTGTAGAATTTTTATTGCACGAATAATGCTTCTGCGACTTACCCCCAGCTCCCCCGCCATCACCTCCGCCGGGCAGCAGAGTGCGTTATCGTGGCCGCAATGACGCACCAGGAACACCCAAACCTGAGTAACTGTTGGCCCGCCCTTTAGCGTGACCAAATGGCCGATGCGTTCTAGCCCCTTGTCATACAATTTCGTAAACCGCGGCCCCTTCGGCTCCAACCCCGCCCCACCATCCATGGTGTCACCCCTAAGTGTCAATCATGTCGCTATCGGGGAAACTCAGATGCACGAACGAGTCGCGTCAATGGCACAAGCGAAGCCAGATAGGTGACACAAGCTATGGCACCAATAGGTGACACAGCTCATGTCACATAAGGTCGGCCTTTTCCGCCAATTTTTTGATTTCCTATTCTCTGTCTTCACATGGGCCAGCCAAGCCCCGGCCATTCATGTGCCTGGGGGCGATGGCTTGGCACATAGTCTCGCCGCCCTGTGAATAACTCGACCAGGGAACAAATTGCCTCGCCCTGCTGTGGATAACTCTGGGCGATGCGGCAAAAGAAAGAGGCATTGAAACAAAAAAGCCGGCCCCCAGGGAGAGCGAACGGGGCCGGCAAGTCTCAACAAGGGAGGAAAACATCAATCCTAAATGGACGGAGCCACTATGCGCCCGCCTTAGTTGCGGGACAAGGGAAAAGCTCGCCTTCGCTAATGGGCGTCTTTATCGGCCAAGGAAGTAAACAAAGCCTTGAGCTGGGCTAATTCCTCATCGCTAAATCTTTCGGCTGCCAGGAGCGAATTTCTGGCCGCGGCGGTGGCCCGGATCAGCTCGTCAAGCTTGACGTGGATGGCCGCCGTGTCGCGGTTCTGGCTGCCCTGCAGCAGAAACAGCATCAGGAAGGTTACGATGGT